CGTGACCGTCGATTGTAACTTCATCAAGCCCACGAATATTGGAATAGAAAGAGCGGATTTTCTGCCCATTGAGGCGGGTAAGAATTGATGCGTCATCCTGCAAGTCATCCTGTAGGATAGACCACGCTTTTTGTTTCATGGCGTTGTAACATGACACCTTGAAGTCATCCAAACTGTCGCCATTGATCCAAGCCTGACACATTGACAGAGCATCCTTGCAATTACGCTCCCAACGATTGTTAGGCGATAATGCCGCCATGACACCAATTACTGTGGCCTCTTGGATGCCAGTCTCTTTAGCAATCCATGCCGCCATGCGTTTTGCCCTATCGTACCATTCAACGCCATTGGCTACATCTTCCACTGTCGCAATGCGGTACGTCTTAAGAATGTTTCTCACATATTGAGTCATTGTCTCACTCCTTGGTTGATTGATAAAGAGACACCCATCGGGAGGAAAAGATGCCCCTGTATCAATCAAACACGACTAGCCCCAGCATTCGACGGGCTGATTCAAGTCACCGTTCTACCGCCCCGTATCTTGGACGCTGTCCTTAAGCTAGTCTATGTGTCGTCTTGTTATTCAGTATGCACTTTATATTCTGTCTGTCAAGTCTTTTTATTTCCGGTGACCCTCTTGATTGCTAGGCCTTGCTCGGTAACTCATGTTGGATTCATTTGCCGTGGCGGTTGATCCGGTGTTTGTTTGCCGATGAATAATTAATGCCATGGGTCTAAACGAATTGCAAGAGAAAAAATGATTTATTTTAAATTAATTTTCGAAGGATGTTTTATACTATATACTGGGAAAGAAAAATATTCTGTCAGTCATTACTAATTGTTTATTACTTTCAGAGGGTTGATAGGGTTACTCTAAGTGTGAACGTATTTCCCGCAGTAATTCTTTTAGTAATTCCTATTTGTGACCACAAAAGCGCCGGGGTTACTGGAAGGAATTACTTTTTGTGACCACAAAATAGATTTACTTTTGGGGTTGACGGGGGTAATTTTTTTTCGTAACATGGTAGAGGCATCCCCGGGGGTCGCGCGTAGCCTATTGTATGTACAATACGTGAAGAAATTTTCTAAGAAAAATTCCTGAGATGTAAAAATTGACACCAAGACAAAATAAAACCCCCTAGGGGAAATACCTAGAGGGCAGAATCTGGATGTGGTTACCCCAAGTAAATACTTAAAGTAAGGGTAGTTGTTTATCTAGTAATACTTATAGGGGAATCCAGAAAGGATAATTTATTATAGCAATTAACGTCACACCTGTCAATAGTAACGTAGCGTCATTTAAACTTTTTTAAGAAATTAATTAAAATGTATTGACACCGTAATATATACTGTGCTATTATAGCGCAAGTGATTCGTTTTATCTAGGGAATAACCATGTTCACCTTCGAGCAACTCAAGACTTCAAATGGAATAACAAGAACTAAAAGTTTGTTCTATGAGTTATCCTATCACGATCCTGAGTACGCCATCTTTACAACTAAAGAGAAAGACATTAAAGTCAACGGACGAACAATGGTCTCTCTCCAACAGCTATACGTTGCAATGGTACCTAACGATCCAACTGAGTACGAGTTTGCTCAAGCGGTCTTTGGTTCATGGGATGTATGGGAAAAGATAAAGAAGGCTCCACAACTTTCTGTCTTCATCAAGAAGTGGCAGAACGAAGTTGAGGTAAAGGTTAAGTCACAAGCTATCCAAGCGATTGCAATGGAAATGAAAGAGGGTGGACGTAGTTCATTCAGTGCAGCTAAGTTACTTTTAGAAAAAGGCTGGCTGGACAGAGACAATGCTTCTCAGGCAAAGAAGAAGCTACAACAAAAAGAACAGCATGACCAAGACAAACAGGCACTGGCTTTGCTGTCAGAGGATGCCGACAGGCTAGGGATTAAAATTCAGTAATGGCAAAGAGACCTTCTATAAGCACTATTTCGTCAGGGTACGCTTCTACGACTACCCTTAACTCTAATTTCGAGGCTCTTCAAGAAGCCTTCGATAACACAATATCACGTGATGGGTCTACACCCAATACGATGTCATCTGACTTAGATATGAACAACAACGATATTATCAATGCCTCTTCTCTTGTTGTCGGCGGTGTAGACTACTTAGCGCAATCTCTTGCATATAAAAATGCAGCTGAGGCTGCAAAGGTAGCTGCCGAATTAGCATACGATAACTTCGATGATCGGTACCTAGGCGTCGCGCCAGCTGACCCATCTACAGACAACGATGGTAACGCTCTTTTAGATGGTGCATTATTTTTTGACACCACCCTTAACGTACTGAAAGTATACGATCAAGGTAACACTGTATGGAAACGTACAACACCTACCACAACTGAACAGGCGAACATTGATGCAGTCACAGCTATTTCTTCAGATGTGACGACAGTTGCAGGTATTAACACCAATGTTACTACGGTTGCTAACTTAGAGAATAATGTAAATACTGTAGCTGGTAACACTTCTAATATTAATACAGTAGCTGGCAACACTGCTAACGTCACAACAGTTGCAGGTATCGACGCCAATGTGACCACAGTTGCTGGGATTGCATCTGATGTAACTACGGTATCCAATAACAATAGTAACGTAACAACAGTTGCAGCCAACAATGTAAACGTAACTACTGTTGCGGGTATCGACAGTAATATTACTACGGTTGCTGGTATTTCAGCTAACGTAACCTCAGTCGCGAATAACGAGACTAACATTAATACGGTTGCTTCTAATAGTACTAATATCAACACAGTCGCAACCAATAACGCTAACGTAACTACAGTCGCAGGAATATCAAGTGACGTAACAACGGTTGCAGCTGATGGGACAGACATTGGTGTGGTCGCTGGTATTTCATCGGACGTTTCAAATGTCTCAGGAATATCAGGCAACGTAACAACAGTCGCTAACATTAGTGGTAACGTAACCTCAGTTGCTAATAACGAGACTAACATTAACACTGTTGTCAGTAATCTTAGTGACGTAAATAGCTTCGCGAACAAATACCGCATCTCCTCCAGCGCACCGACGACATCTCTCGACAGTGGTGACTTGTGGTGGAATAGCGCAGCTAACGAGTTACGGGCTTACAACACCACCGTAGGCGCATGGCAAGCTACTGCCCCAACGGCAGCAAACCAAGCGGCAATTGATATTGTAGCTGGTGATATTGTTTACTCAGAAGACTTAGGTTCAATCACAACGCCAGTTACCACGGGACAAGGTAATTCAATTACACTTGTTGGTAATTCTATAAATGACATAACTACAGTTGCGGGTTCAATTGCTAACGTCAACACAACAGCTGGCTCTATCGCCAATGTTAATAGTGTAGCTAACAATCAAACCAACATTAACAGTGCCGTGAGTAACGAAACGAATATTAACAGCGTTGTTAGTAATGAGGCCAATATCAATTTAACAGCTGGGTCTATTGCCAATGTTAATTTAGTTGGAGGCTCTGTAGCCAACGTCAACACAGTAGCAGCTTCTATAGCCGACGTTAATCGTTACGCTGCACAATATACCATTTCAGCAAGCGCACCATCATCTCCTGACCCCGGCGACTTGTGGTATGACTCAGTAGCTAACACCCTAAAGTATTACACAGGCTCAGTATTCGCATCGATTTCTGCGGGTATCGCTTCAGTCGCAGGTGACACATCACCACAACTTGGTGGCACCTTAGATGCCCAAAACAACAACATCACAAACGTAGGTACCATATCGGGTTCTAACCTTCAGCTAGACTTTGGAGGTCTATAAACATGAGTAAACTATTACAACTTCGTGGCGGTACTACCGCTGAACACACTTCGTTTACAGGCGCAGTTCGTGAGGTAACTGTAGACACAGACAAAGACACGCTGGTCGTACATGATGGAACTACCGCTGGTGGTCATGTTATGCCACGGACAAAAGCTGATATTGATGCACTTAATATCAACGCAGATACCCTAGACGGTAAGCAACTTGCTACCATCGAAAGCGAGTATCAAGCATTCGCAAACACAGCGGCAGCTAACGTAGTAGACAGCGCACCGGGTACACTTGATACGCTGAACGAACTGGCAGCGGCACTGGGTGATGATGCTAACTTCTCAACTACAGTTACGAATAGTATTGCCACCAAGATGCCTCTGGCAGGTGGTACGTTCACTGGCGATGTATCCTTCGGCGACAACAACAAAGCCATATTCGGCGCTGGGTCTGACTTACAGATTTACCATGATACCATTAACAGTATCGTAAAAGAAAACGGAACTGGCGATCTTTGGTTGATGGGAACTAACATTCAAATGAAGAATGGTGGTAATACGGCTACATACCTCACTGCTTCGAGCGGTGGCGCAGTAACCCTTTACCATGACAATGCATCCAAACTCGCCAGCACCAGCACAGGTGTAGACATCACTGGTGAAATTACAGCAGACGGGATTGCTTTAGGTGATAGTCAGAAAGCCACATTTGGGGCATCTGATGACCTACAGATTTACCATGATGGGTCGCATAGTTATATCAAAGACGTTGGCACTGGTAACTTTGAATTATCATCTAATGGTGATGGTTTTTATTTCAGGGATGGATCAAGTAATTATCTTTTGACTTTATCCAATGGTGGCTCTGCAAAATTATGGCACAATGGCTCAGAAAAACTCGCCACAAGCGCCAGCGGAATCACAGTCAACGGAACAATCAACGGCGGTGACTTGCGTGGTGATATTTTCTACATGGGTCGTGACAATAACGATTACTTTGCTTCTGAAACTGACAAATTCAACTGGTTCTTAGATGGCAATGAAGACATGCGTTTGGAGAACGATGGCGACTTGCACGTTGATGGCAACGTCATTGCTTACTCAACCACAATCTCTGATGAGCGTCTAAAGAAAGACATCGTTAAGATTGACAGCGCCTTGGATAAGGTTGACCAGATCAACGGTTACACCTTCACATACACTGCTGATGGCAAGAAGTCTGCGGGTGTTATCGCCCAAGAGGTTGAGAAGGTTCTGCCTAGCGCAATCACTGAAAGCACATTGCCACTCAAGATGGGTGAAGATGATAAGACCGAATACAAGACTGTACAGTATGACCAGCTTATCGGTCTTTTGGTTGAAGCTGTCAAAGAGTTGAAAGCAGAAGTCGCAGAACTGAAAGGTAAGTAATATGCCCGTACCCAGCAGTGGTCCAATATCTTTAAACGACTTCCATGTTGAAGCGGGTGGGACAAGTGGCACTCAAGCCGCAATTAACGATCAAGATATTCGAGATTTGATCGGCAAGGCTTCTGGTGTTCAAATGTCTTTTAGCGAGTGGTACGGTGCTACGGCTGGACCTTCTCCTTCAGCTATTACTCAGCCTACCCGTCTTTCTGATAACTTGAGTAACAAAGGTTTCTCTTACATAAAAGATAACGGAGATGGTAACGGAGATGTAATGTTTGCGGGTGGTATTGATGGCGGCGTTATGAAATATATGCAGTTTGGTACTAACAACAGACTTAGCACTTGGAGTACCTCTAGTCAGCCAACCAAAGTAAACCTTCCGAGCATGAGGTACAGCACTGGAAACCGGGCTTTCGCCGCGACTAGGATTGCCGGGACTAGAAAGTTCACGGTAGTTACAGAAAACTGGTTGGGTTACACCACTGGCATGGCTGTAGCATGTTACGAGATGGATGGGTCTTCTAGCGCACCTACTCAAGTAGGTGGTTGGAATCAATTATATGGTGACCAAACAACTTCAGTGGGTATTTTTATGGACCCCTTCAATCCGGGGAATGGTGTAGTTATTAATAATTACACTAATTTTAGTCCATACAATTATATCCGTGCCTATCCATTTCAAGTAGACACATCTACCGGTTCCATTACAGCTAGAGGTTCTTTTTGGGTTGCTAATAATTCTGGGGATTTAAGAAGTGGTTTGTATGTAGATGGTCGGCTTCTTATTAGAGGAAACTCTAGTGATGGCCGCCAAAACTACCTTTACTCTTCTCTTATGAATACGAGTACAGGTGCGCTTTCTAGTGGGCCGACTAGAAATGGGCCACCCGGTGGCACTCAAAGCTATGGTTGGGATAGGGAATATTCTGTACCAGAATTATTTAGGCTTAGTGATGGTACTATTCTTTGGGCCTATAGGGACGATAGCGGAGGCGCTCCGTATGCATACAAAATAACTAGGTTGAGTTTCAGCGGCAATAGCATTAGCTTTAACAATACCATCGATACAGGACTAAACATCCAAGATGACAACATTGTGTATATGATTGGAGAAGAAGAGGCCACCAGTGGTGTGGATTCTATTTATCTTTCTGGTACTCGTACAAGCGATAATGTGGGCGTTGGACAAAAGTGGACGTGGACAGGTTCAGCTATTAGTAAAACTTACGAAGATACGGCAGGCTTTCTATCGACATCCATTACTGGAGGAATTAACGACTTGCTTAATACTTATATGTCAAGCCAGTGCGGCATACCTCAATATACAGTAGACGATAATGTATTTGTTCAAGGACAGCCTACGATGCCTTATTATTGGAGTCATAAATAATGTCTGAATTGTGTAATGGAGTGCCAAGGCAACTTATTTTGGATACTATAGAAAGGTTAGAGTCTGAATCAGACCCTTCGTACCCAGTCGGGCCTACTTTTGACTTTTTGCTTTCTAGGCAGGGAGTGTTTATTCAAAGTGCAATAAAGCAAATTATGGCTCAACCGGGCTACCCTGACAATATCGACTGGGATTCTGTCATCGAAGATGGTGGTTTGAGTCTTTTGGAAGGTTAATAAAATATGGCTAAAAAGATCGCAATTATTGGTAAAGGCACTGCCGGGTGTCTAGCGTATTTAAAAGCACTAAAGCTACAGAGTGTTTACGCTGACCATGAAGTTAAGATTGATTGGTATTATGATTCTGGCTCTGCCCCAGTGTCTGTAGGTGAGGGTACAACCCCACACTTTACAAAACATTTGCAGAACTTTGGTGTGTTGCAGACTGGAAACGATTTAGACCTTTTTGACGCGCGCCCAAAAATTGGTATTGAGTACGAGAATTGGGGAAAAAAGGATTTTGTACACCCGTTTGGTATCGGAATGTACGGCATCCACTTTAACGCTAATAAATTCCAAGATCACGTTTTTCACTCCCGCACTAATGTGAAGGACGTTGAGTTGCTCGACAAAAAAGTCACGCACGATGACGTAGATAGCGACATTATCGTAGACTGCACAGGCAAACCTGAAAGTCTCAAAGACTATGATATTCCGCAGTATATACCTGTAAACGCAGTGCATGTTCAGCAGTGCGCGTGGAAAGGCGATCCACAATATTTACATACAAAAACAATAGCAAGGCCGTGGGGATGGGTGTTTGTGATCCCATTATCTACGCGATGTAGTGTAGGTTATCTCTATAACAAAGATATTACATCTTTGAAGGCGGTTAAAGAAGATATAAAAGAAGTTATTGGTACGCTGGATGTGGTTCCTACAACAACGACTAACAGCTTTCATTTTGATAATTATGTACGAAAAAAATTGTTTGATGGAAGAGTAGCATATGCGGGTAACTCTGGATTCTTTTTAGAGCCTATGGAGGCCACCACACTTGATAGCGTGTTTAGAGTTGTCCACTGCCTTGAACACAAACTAAATTTCGACGGACACAACGACGAGTATAATTGGCATATGAAGAAGTTCTTCCAAGAGGTAGAGTATTTTATTACTATGCATTATGCCGCAGGTAGTAGATGGAAAAATGAATTTTGGGACTTTGCAGAAGAGCGCGGCAAACGCGCAGTGGAGTCAGCTATGAAGGATGAGTTCTTTAATCCCGTTATCCGAGGGCTTGCAGCACCTCAGTCCGACTACGTTCCATATTACCCTCCGTATAGTTGGGCTTGCAATGTAGATGGTTTAAATCTTAATCTTCTGGCATCACGAAAACATTTTCGTAAAGCCTCCTAATGAGTAAACAATGGCAACACTAGAACAAATTAAACAGGCGGCAGAAACTGACTTGGTAACCTTCATCAAGTTGGTTGCCCCTGAACAAGTTCTAGGACAATGCCATGAGGATGTCTGTAACTGGTGGACACGGGAAGATCATAAATCCCATCAGCTTCTTCTATTCCCACGGGACCACGGCAAGTCAAGATTAATAGCATTTCGTGTTGCTTGGGAGTTGACAAAGAACCCAGCATTGCGTATACTATACATATCTGCTACCGCTAACCTAGCGGAAAAACAACTAGGGTTTATCAAGGGTATCCTTACCTCAGAAATATACCGAAGGTACTGGCCTGAACACGTTCATGCAGACGAAGGAAAACGAAATAAGTGGACTAATTCAGAGATTATGTTAGACCACCCCTTAAGGAGGAAAGAAAATGTTAGAGACCCTTCGGTCTTCACTGGTGGTCTTACTACGTCACTTACAGGACTTCATTGCGACATTGCTGTCTTGGACGATGTCGTTGTGTACGAAAATGCTTACACAGGCGAAGGACGTAATAAAGTTAAAAGTCAGTACTCTCTTCTCTCGTCTATCGAAGGGGCTGAAGCAAAAGAATGGGTCGTAGGTACTCGCTACCACCCAGCTGATCTATACAACGATTTGCTTCAAATGGTAGAAGATCAGTACGACGACAAGGGCGATAAGATAGGTGAAGACAACATCTATGAAGTTTTTGAAAAGCCTGTAGAAGATTGCGGAGATGGCACAGGTGAGTTTCTTTGGCCCCGTAGTCAACGTAAAGACGGTAAGTGGTTTGGCTTTGATCTAAAAATCCTAGCTAAAAAACGTGGACAGTACCTCGACAAGGGGCAGTTCAGAGCACAGTACTATAACGATCCGTCTGACCCAGACAACGTACCTGTCAGCCCAGACAAGTTTCAGTACTATGACCGTAAACATATCAAAGAGGATAACGGCTACCTTTACTACAGGGACAATCGGCTCAACGTATTTGCAGCGGTAGACTTTGCTTTCAGTCTAAGTAAACGGGCAGACTATACTGCGATTGTTGTAATAGGGATTGACTCAGATAATAACGTATACGTCTTAGACATTGACAGGTTTAAAACGGATAGGATTTCTGAGTACTTCGAACATATTCTTCAGCTATCCACTAAGTGGTCTTTCAGAAAACTAAGAGCGGAAACGACTGTTGCTCAGATGGCAATCGTTAGACAGCTTAAAGAATTAATCAAACAACATGGTCTGTCAATTAGCATCGACGAATTTAGACCTAACAAAAGCCAAGGCAACAAGCAAGAGCGTATATCCTCTATCTTAGAACCTAGGTACGACAACATGAGTATCTGGCATTACCGTGGCGGTAACTCTCAAATACTAGAAGAAGAACTATCGTCACGTAACCCTGCACACGACGATGTGATAGATGCCCTCGCCTCAGTGGTAGACATGGCGGTAAAACCTGCACGATCAGTACGTCGGCATAAAAGTAATGTAGTGCAATTTAACTCAAGATTTGGTGGAGTTTCCTTCTAATGGCTGGAACAACTATTGACATAGATCAGCTGATTGAGCCTCATGCTCTTGCATCAGATATTTCTGATCGTTGGACGAATTGGAATAATGCTCGTCAGACTAAGATTGAAGAGTGGAAAGAAGTCCGTAATTATATTTACGCAACAGATACTCGAACAACATCTAATAATAAACTGCCTTGGACTAACAGTACGACAACTCCCAAGCTAACTCAGATTGCAGACAACCTTCACGCTAACTATTTCTCTGCGTTATTTCCTCAACAGAAATGGTTTAAGTTCGAAGCGCATGACGACGAAGGTAACGTAAAACGTAAGCGTGATGTT